TCTCCTGATACTATTAAGATGATTGCTGAAAAGTATATGAGAAACAAATATACCGACAATAACGATACAATGCATGATGGTAAAGCCATCAAAGATATTCATGTATTAGAATCTTGGATTAAAGAAAGTAATAATGATAAATCAAATGATTATGGATTTGATTCTTTACCTGTCGGTACGTGGTTTGTATCTATGAAAGTGAATAATCCAACGGTTTGGGATGAAGTTAAACAAGGAAAATTGAATGGATTTAGTGTTTCAGGGTATTTTGAGGAAGTAGCAGCCTTCACAATAGAGGAGATGTTCCTTTATAAAGTGGCAGAGGTATTGAAAAATATCAAAGAATAATGAGAAAAACCTTTTATATATATATTTATAGATAGGAAATAATAAAAAACAAATAAAAAACGATTATGTCTAATTCAAAAAGTGCTATTAAAGAGATTAAAAATCTTATGGTACAGTTTGGTTTCTTAAAGAATGATGAAGTTGAAACATTATCTTTCAAATTAGAAGATGATACTATCCTTAATACTGAAAAGTTAGAAGCGGGTTCAAAGATTTATAAAATCAATGAAGCTTTTGAACAAGTAAGTTTAGAAGATGGTTCATATAAATTGAAAGAGAATTTTGATATTGAAGTTGTATCTGGTGAAATTGTAACTGTTAAAGAGATTTTTGTCGACGCAAAATTGGTTGACGGTACTATTCTTAAAATAGCAGGTGATGCTATTGCGGAAGGTGCTAAAGTTGTAGTTGTTACTCCTGATGCTGAAATTCCAGCACCAGACGGAACACACGAACTTGAAGGTGGTGATAAAATTGAAACAAAAGACGGTACTATTGTTAAGTATATGGAAGTTGGTGCTGAACCAGCTGACGGTATGCCAGAAACAGAAGCTCCTGAAGCTCCATCAATTGATGCTCCAATGGGAATGTCCCATGAAATGTTGGATATGTTAAAAGAGTTTGTTAAGAAAATGGGTGAGAAAATGTCCGAAATGGAACAATCTTATTCTTCTTTACAAAATGAATTTAACTCATTCAAAAAAGAACCAGCAGCAAAGAAAATTGCTGATGGAAAAACTGACTTTAATAAAGAAGTTGAAGACGCTTTAGATGCTCGTCTTAAAGCTCTAAAATCATTAAAAAATAAATAAAAAAATTAAAAACTAATTAAATGAGTAATTTAAACAAACAAGAATTTAGTTATGACGTGTCAACCATTGGTGGTTATTCAGACCAAGTGGGTGGTGAGTTATTAGCTAAAGCGTTAATCGGTGGAACAACTGCTGCTAACGTAAATTTACGTACAGGTATTAAAGGTACACAAGCTTTGAACTTATTGGATTCAACTCCAGTGTTTCAAGCAGGAAACTGTTCTTTATCACCTTCAGGTGTAACACAATTTACACAACATTCAATCGTAACGTGTCCAAAGACATTGTTCGAATCTTTATGTTATAAACAATTATTTGACACTTATCAATCAATGTTGATGAAAGCTGGTCAAACACAAGAAACTGTTCCATTCGAACAAATGATTCTTGATTTGAAGAAAAAACAAATCGAACAATATGTTGAAAGAGTATTATGGACAGGAACAACAGTAGGTTCTGCTGATTGTTTTAATGGTTTCGCTAAAATGATTAGTACATCAACAGGAAATACTTTCTCTGGTTCTTGTGCTAACTCAAGTGGTGCTACATTCTCTGCTTCAGCAGCTTATGGTGTTTCAGGTAACCCAATCACAGAAGTTGATAATTTAATCAACGCATTAGACCCTGATGCTTTAGTTCGTGAAGATTTAATTGTCTTTATGAGTCACGCATACTTCCGTCTTTATGTTCAAGCTTTAACTAAAGCTAACTTCTTCACTAACTATATCAACGGTACTGATATTACTTCGAATATGTCAGCTATTCATCCTAACACGAACATTAAAGTGTTCCCAACATTAGGATTGAATGGTTCTTCTCAAGTAACTATTGCTCCTGCTGAATATATGGTTGTGGGTGTTGACTTGTTAAGTGATGAATCATTGAAAGCTTGGTACTCTGTTGACTTTGACGAGATTCGTATCCGTTCAAACTTTAACTTCGGTGCTACAGTTGCTACATTTGGTACAACCAAATATATGGCATGGAATGGTAAGCCTTAATCGTTAAGATATTAAAAAAACAAAAGGGGTGAAAGTCCCCTTTATTAAAACAAAAAAAATAAAATTATAAAATATGTCATGTTATATCTCATCTGGTGTTCAACTTGGTTGTTCTGATGGAATTGGTGGTATTAAAGAAATATTTGTAGTAGGTGGTAGTGGTTCAACTCCTGGATTTACAGGAATTACATACAATACTGAAGATGGTTCAATTACAGGTTTTACAGCTTCAACTGGAACAACTGTATATTCTTTCCAACTTAAGAGAAACACAAGTAGCCTTAGCCAAAATACTACAAAGAATTTTGAAAATGGTACTATCTATTGGGAACAAGTTTTAACAGCAGTGTTATTCAAATATTCACAAGCTAAAGCGAACTTATTATCTACTTTAGGTCATAACGACCAATTACAGATTATAGCTCAAGACCAAAACGATACATTGTATTATTTAGGTCAAGTTAATGGTATGTATTTAAGTGGTGGTTCAGCTGCTACAGGTACCGCTTATGGTGATAGAAATGGATTTGAGTGGATTTTCACAGGTCAAGAACCTTCTCCAGCAAATGTTATTTCTGTATCTTTAGCAACAGCTTTAGGTGGAATCCCATTGGTATAAATGTTCGTCCTAAAGGACACTTTCTATATCTCCTATTGAAAAAGGGTGGCTCAAGCCACCTTTTTTTATTAAATACCAATTCAAAATGATTTTCTGTATATTTATATATAGATAAAAATATTATGCTTTATTTACAAAAAGGTGAAGAAAATACATTAGTTCTTAATATTAATAATAATTCAAGAAATACATTTACAGGATATACTTTGATTTTTACTCACATCATGAGTAAGGAAGTTAAGACATATACAATTGATACAAACAATCCAACTGAATTTTTTGAAAATATTAGATATTGTACAATCACATTAGATTTAACAATAGACGATTTAAACTACGAGGGACAGTATCAACTTAATATATTTGGTACGCCAGATAATCAATTAGTATTTACTGGTATGGTGGTACTTGAAGGTATGGCTGAATCTAATCCATTTACAGTTTATATCTCACCAAATGAAACTAATGAAAATTATATATACATACAAGAATAATTATGAGTGAATTAAAAAAGTTTGAATTAAAGAAAATAGATTTTCAGCAAGCATCATTACCTGTTTTTGCTGAAATAATACAAAGAGTACCGTGGGTATTTTATGGTTTAGATAATCTATTACCACAATATTTTATAAAATTATACGACAATTGTAGTATCCATAAAGCTGTAATTACATCAAAGGTAAATCAAATTATGGGTGATGGTATTGTTTCATTAAACAATCCAATGGCTACAGTTAATTTAATTAATGAAAGTGAGAATGTATCTGAAGTAATGAGAAAATGTACTTTGGATTATATGATTTTTGGTGGATTTTCTTTGAATGTAATATGGTCAAAAGATAGAAAAAGTATTGCTGAAATATATCACGTAGATTTTTCTCGTATTAGAAGTGGTAAATTAAATGAAGATGATAAGATTGATTGTTATTATTACAGTCCTGATTGGTCAAATCCAAAGAAATTTATTCCTGAAGAAATTAAAAGATTTTCTCAAACTGAAAAAGAACCATCTCAATTATTATACTTTAAAAATTATATGCCATCTATGACATATTATCCCGTACCTGATTGGTCAGCGGGTCAAAGAGCAATTGAGATTAATGTGGAAAGTTTAAACTATCACATGAATAATCTTCGTAAAGGTATGAATCCATCACTTTGGATTAATTATAACAATGGTATCCCTGGTGAAGAAGAACAAAGAATTATCGTTCGTGCTTTGGAATCACAATATTCGGGTACAGATAATGCGGGTCAAGCAATTATATCTTTCAATGAATCAAAAGAACAATCACCTGAAATTACACAAATACCTCGTGATGACCACGACAGTTATTATCAAGTATTAAATGATGATATTACTCGTAATATTTTATCAGCACATAGAGTATCAAGTGCTGAACTTTTTGGAATTGCCACAACGGGTAAATTAGGTGGTAGTGATGAGATAGTTCAACATTCAGAATATTTCCGTAAGATGGTTATTCAACCATATCAAGAACAAATATTACCTGTGTTTAATAAATTATTATCATTGAAATTCGAAAAACCAACTACATTGGAAATTAAACCATTATCGTTATTCTTAACGGGTGATGTTCAAGACAATCCAGTAGTAGAAGATAAACCTATAACTCCAACACAAATATAAAATGGGCGTATTATTAATATCAGAAATTAAGTTAAAAAACTTTACAAATATCAATAAGAATGTGGATATGGATGTTCTTAAAGCAGAAGTTCAAGTTGCTCAAGACATTGATTTACAAACTATATTAGGATCAAAATTTTATAATCATTTATTGGCTCAAGTTCAAGCAACTGGTAATACATTTAATGAAGATGAAAAAATATTGGTTGATGAATATATTTCCAAATATCTTATTCAAACAGCTTATTTTAACGCAATCCCTCACTTAATGTATCGTACAATGAACAATGGTATTACACAGGGAACAATGGAGAACGCAACATCTGTTGATATTGAAACAATGAAATATCTTCGTTCATTACAAAAACAAAGAGCTGATTTTTATTCTCAAAGATTAATAGATTATTTATTAACAGGTAGAGGACAGAACAAATTCCCTGACTACAATAACGCATCAACTATTGATGGAATGATACCTGATAGAGTACAAAAATATAATAACGGAATATTCTTAAGACATTCAACTCGTAAGGGTTGGAACTTTGGAACAATAACAAACTTAAATGGAACTGGTGGTGGAAACATTAGAGCTTACTCTGAACA